CGACAAGGTCGACCACGACCATACGCATGGTGGTGGTGTTTTGGTGATCCACGCGGGCGGTCGAGACCCTGCTGCATGGCACGAATTGGCCAAGACAGTACCTCGCCGGGTCGAAGCGGAGCCTGCATCTGATGCCTGAACAAACGATTGAGTGGAGAGAGAAGGATCAAAAGCTGGCGGCGGTTCTCGTTGAAGAGGGCGTCGAAGAGCGGGTGATTAGTTGGACACCGCAACCCGGTAGCCAGGAGCTTTTTCTTAGTTGTCCGGTTGAGGAAGCGCTGTACGAAGGGACGCGTGGGCCTGGGAAAACGGATGCGTTGATCATGGACTTTGCTCAGCATACGGGCAAGGATGATCGGACGGACGAAGAGAAGGCCGCGGGCGTCTCGCAGTGGCGGGGCTGGGGTACTGAGTGGCAGGGGATTTTGTTTCGACAAACGTACCCGCAGTTGTTGGACGTGATCAAGAAGACGAAGACCTGGTACCCGATGTTGTTTCCGGGGATCAAGTGGAATGAGCAAAAAACAACGTGGGAGTGGCCTACAGGTGAGAAGCTGCGACTGTCCTACGGGTTGAAGGAGGATGACTATTGGAACTATCACGGTCACGCTTATCCGTGGATCGGGTTCGAGGAACTGACGACCTGGGCAAACCCTGGTTTTTATAAAAAGATGTTCAGTTGTTTGCGATCGACGATGCCGGGCATGCCGCGTAAGGTGCGCGCGACGACGAACCCGTACGGACCTGGGCATGGTTGGGTGAAGATGCGTTTCGGCTTGCCTACGCCCAACAGTCGCATCGTTGGTGACATTGTCAGGGATGAGCGGCTAGAGATTCCTAAAGAAGAGCGTGAGCCGGACCGTGTTGCGATCCACGGCTACCTTGACGAGAACAAGATTCTGCTGACGGCGGACCCAAACTACAAGGGCCGGATCCGCGCTGCGGCGCGGAACCCTTCGGAGGTCGCTGCGTGGATGGATGGTTCGTGGGACATCGTTGCGGGCGGCATGTTTGATGACGTGTGGAAAGCGGATGAGCATGTTGTGTTGGATATTGTTGACTTCGTTCCCAAGTCGTGGCGCATCGATCGGTCGTTTGACTGGGGATCGAGCAAGCCGTTTTCTGTTGGTTGGTGGGCAGAGTCGGACGGTACGGACCTGGTGTTGCCCAACGGCAAGCGTTTCGCAACGGTACGTGGTGATCTGTTCCGCATCGCCGAGTGGTATGGTTGGAACGGCCAGGTTAATGAGGGTCTTCGCATGTTGGCGACGGAGATCACCAAGGGGATCGTCTCGCGTGAGATCCGCATGGGTTTACATGGCCGAGTGTTGTCTGGACCGGCCGATACTTCGATTTTCACCGTGGAGAACGGTGTTTCGATTGCGCGTGATATGGCATCACCGGTTTTGATTGACGGGCAGTGGTACCGGGGCGTATCGTGGATGAGGGCGGATAAACGGCCCGGTTCGCGTAAGGCGGGTTGGGAGTTGATGCGTAAATATCTGAAGTTTGGTATTCGCACTGGGATGCCGCGTGAAAACCCAGGTCTGTTTGCTTGTGAGTCTTGTAAGCAGTTCATCCGTACAATCCCAAGTCTCCCGCGCGATCTTCAGGGTGATGCAGACGATGTAGACACGGATGCTGAGGATCACATCGCAGATGAGGCGCGTTATCGGGTTCGCCACTCAGGACAACGCATGCGTACTGGTACTACAGTTGGAATGGGATCATAACAAATGAGTATTACAAGCCACCACCCATCTTACGATGCCAGCCTTGCCGACTGGAAGTTGATGCGTGACGCCTACGCAGGTGAGCGTACGATCAAGGCCGCAGGCCGGGCCTATCTTCCGTCCACGCCGGGTCAGGAATTGGATGGGACGGAGGCACCGGAGTCGGTCGGCTCCAAGAACTACCAGGCCTACAAGCTGCGTGCTCGGTTCCCTGATTACGTCACCACGGCCATTGAGTCGCTGCTGGGAATCATGCACCGCAAGCCTCCGACGATTGAGCTTCCCGAAAAGATGAAGCCGATGTTGGAGAGGGGTACCGTCGAAGGCGAGAGTCTCTGGATGCTGCTGCGGCGTATCAACGAGCACCAATTCTTGACTGGCCGATGCGGCGTACTGGCTGACGTGCCGGACGGCGCGGATGTGAACACGTTGCCGTACCTGTCGCTCTACCGCGCCGAAGATATTATCAACTGGGACAACGGCGAGCGTTCTGATCCGGTGTTGCAAAACCTGAATCTTGTTGTGCTTAACGAGTCCGAGTCGCGGCGCACTGACCTTTTCGATTGGGAGATGGTCACCAAGTACCGCGTGCTTGTTTTGGGGGACCTTGGAGATAACGAAGGTGTTGACGCGGGTGCGAAATATTGGTTCGGCACATTCGAGTCAGACGCGGCGTATGAAGAAGGTGCCATGGTCCAAGCGAGCATTGGCGGTTCGTCGCTCGACAAGATCCCGTTCGTGATCATCAACACCAAAGACATTACGCCCGAGCCGGACGCGCCGCCGCTGCTCGGCCTGGGCAATATCTGCATCTCGATCTATCGCAGCGAAGCAGACTACCGACAAAACCTGTTCATGCAGGGCCAGGATACGTTGGCCATCATCGGTACGATCGCCGAAGACCCCAACAACCCAGACAGCAAGCCGCGGGTAGGTGCGGGTGCAATGCTCAACGTGCAAGACGGTGGCGACGTGAAGTTCGTCGGCGTCAACGCAACAGGCCTGTCTGAGCAACGCGCTGCGTTGCAGGACGACAAAGAAGAGGCTGGCACGATGGGTGGCCGACTGGTCGAAGCTCGCAAGAGCGATGCCGAGTCCGGCGAGGCGCTCCACATGCGGATGTCTGCACGCACTGCATCGATCACGCAGATCGCTCGCACAGGTGCAGAGGGTCTCCAAACAGTCTTGCGTACGATTGCTGAGTGGATTGGTGAAGATCCACAAGCTGTGACCGTTGAACCAAACCTTGAGTTTGCTGATCGTACGATCGACGGCGACACGCTTGTCAAGTGGATGACTAGCCGCACGCTCGGTGCGCCGTTGTCTTTGGAATCCATCCATCGCAAGTTGCAAGAAAACGACATGACCGAACTGACGTACGAAGAAGAAATGGCCAAGAAGAAGCAAGAGGACGAAGACGCAGGGCTCGGAGACGGTGGTCTTGGAACTGGAGTTCAAAATGTTGATGACGATCTTGACAACAATGCGAAATCTCAGGTGTAGCTTCGGCATACACAACTACAACAAGCGGGTGATCTACCCGGTGTGCCGCAACTGCGGTCAACTGCTGAATGTGAGATAGCTTATGCCCAGCAATATCGACAACCAACTGGTGCAGCCGGAGAACCTAAACGATGAGGCGTTGCTTGCTGCAAACGTCTTGTTGTTCGATGCGATGGTTCGCCACCAAGTGTTCCTGATGCGACTGAACGGTTCGCTTCGCAACGAGACCGAGAAGTTGCTAAACGCTACCGAAGAAGACATTGCCAATCTGATTCTTGTTCGACTGCACGGCGTGAAGGGTGCGACACCCCGCAACCTCGCGATCGTTGCGTTGCTCATCTCTGATATTCGGAAGCTGCGGCATGGGGCTTGGACGGAAGTACGAACCTTGTGGCGATCCACGCTTGGCGAACTGACTGAATCGGAAGTTCGGTTTCTCGCCACCGCGCTTGAGACATCCTTGCCGGTGGAGTATGACGCTGTCCCCCCGGTTGACAAGGTCAGGACCGCGGCCAAGGCGTTGCCCTTCGAGGGACAGACACTCTCGCAGTGGTCCAACAGAATTGAAGAAGAAGATCTGCGTCGTATTGCCCAGCAGATACGCATCGGTCTTGTGCAGGGTGAACCTGCTCGGGTGATTGCTGCTCGGGTGATTGGCACAGCACGGATGCGTGGACGCAATGGTGTGACGCAGATCACGCGCCGACGCGCCGACGCTATTGTTCGTACGGCGATCATCCACTTCAGCAACGTCGCACGCACCGCGTTCCTCGCGGCCAACGAAGAGATGTTCAGCGAAGAGATGTACGTCGCCACACTTGACTCCCGTACCACGCCGATCTGTCGATCGCTCGACGGCAACACGTATCCTTTGGGCGAGGGGCCGATGCCTCCGATCCACTGGAACTGCCGATCGCTTCGTGTACCGCGGACCAAGCCGGACGCCGTGAGCAGCCGACCAGCCAAGGCCGTGACCGAGGCGATGCTTGTTCGAGAGTACGCACGCAAGAACGGATTGAAGCGTGCGAAACACCAGAAAGATATTCCGGTTGGCCATCGCGTGGACTACGAACGCTTCGCTCGACGCCGGACGCGAGAGCTCACCGCGATCGTTCCAGCGAAGCAGACCTACGGTGAGTGGCTTGCTCGTCAGAGTGCGGAGTTCCAGAACGACACCTTGGGCATAAGCAAGGCGAGGCTGTTCCGCAAGGGAGGACTGACGCTTGACAAGTTCGTCAACCGCAGGGGCGATGAGCTTACACTCGCACAACTCGCGCAGCGTGAAGCTGTTGCGTTTAGAGCAGCCGGACTTGACCCAGGCGACTATCGCTGACCTATACTTATTCGTGCAGGCAAGGTGTCTGCACAAACACTTCGGTCGCAGGGCGACCAAACACTTCGGCAGGGCCGAAACAAAGGACAAGACATGCCAGGACTCAACATCAGCCACGATACGTTGGACGATCTACCCGAATCCATCAATCCCAGAGACCTCTACACAGAGCGCGACGGCAAGTTCGTTCTGACGGGCGTCTCCGGTCTCAAAACACAGGCCGACGTGGACGCGATCAAAGGCTTCCTGAAAACGGAACGCGAGGAACACAAAGCAACCAAGCTGAAGTACCACGATTTCCACGATGTGGATGTCGAGAAGTATAACGCCGACATGCTTCGCCTTGCGGAGCTCGAAGTGCTTACCAAAGGTACACAAGAAGAGTTCGACGCGAAGCTCGAAGGTCTTACTGAAGCTCGCGTTCGATCACGCCTCAGTCCACTCGAGCGCGACGCAAAGAAGTCCACGGAAGCCATGGCCACCATGAACGAGGAACTCGTTACGCTCCGCGCAGAGAAATCCGGCCGTGTCATCCTTGACAACCTCCGTCTCACCGCGGCCGATGCAAAACTTCCGGCCGAGTCGATGCCTGACGCTGAACTACTGGCCCAAAACATCTTCACCCTTGACGAGACGACTGGCCGTCCAATCACCAAGGTCAACCAACTTGGTTTCACCGACGGCGTCGAAGCTGACGTGTTCATGCAAGAGCTTCGCGAGAAGCGTGCGCATTGGTGGCCTGAGTCTCGCGGCGGCAATGCACCAGGCTCCCGCGGCGGTAGCGCGTTCCCGAACAACCCGTTCTCGGGTGCACACTGGAACGTCACCGAGCAGGGCCGTGTGTTCAAAGAGCAGGGCCGCGACAAGGCTGAACAGATGGCAAAAGCAGGCGGAACCACGTTTGGTGGTCCCCGTCCAGAGAAGAAGTGAGTTGCCTTGTAGGTAGCTAACGCCTACAGTCGAGATGAAGGCGGCTTCGACAGGGTCGAAGACAAGCGGGCTGGCCAGGGCGCACAGCTGTCAAAACTCAAAACTGACACACGTTCCCAAAACACACAGGAGTAGCCGCCATGGCCGCAGTTCAAGTATCGGACGTAATCGTCCCCGAAGTCTTCACCCCGTACCTCCAGCAACGGACCACGGAAAAAACCAACATCATCGACTCGGGCGTTCTCGTCCTGAGCCCAGTGATCAGCGGACTGCTCGCCGGTGGAGGTCAGACTTTCCAAGTCCCGTCCTTCCAAGACTTGGACGCATCTGATGCGACCGGTGGCGAGAACGTAGCGTCTGACACGCTTGCTGACATTCAAACGGCGTCGTTCGAAAGCGGTACGCCTACTGATGCCAACCGCGGCGACTCGACACCGGCGAAGATCGGCAGCAGCCGAGAAGTTGCTGCCCGTCTGGTCCGCAACAAGTCGTGGTCCGCAATGAACCTCACGGCCGAGCTTGCCGGGGCTGACCCGATGGCTGCCATCGGTGGCCGCGTCGCCAACTACTGGCGTCGTCGTTACCAGTCTCTGTTCGTCTCGACCTTCAAGGGTGTCTTGGCTGATAACGCCGCTGCACCTGGCGGTTCGGATACGCACACTCAGAACGACTTGACCAACGACATCTCCGGCGGTAGTTTCACCGACGGCGTCACCAACTTTGGTGCCGACGCTGTCGAAGACACGTTGCTCACCATGGGTGACTCGATGAACGATCTCGGCGCGATGCTTGTCCACTCGGTTGTTTACACCCGAATGAAGAAGCTCAACCTG